AGCCACGCCAAGGGGCAACGTAAACGGTGGCCGTTGGGAGGCCACCATAGGAGTTGGAGATATTGGCTGAAGAGAAGGGGATTTCTACCCCTTCCACGTACACCCGAAAGTTGGTGTAAATGTTATCCCCGCCAAGATTATTTTCTAAACGCATTACCGTAGACTCCGTAGTAAGCAACAATCGCTAGGGCACGTTCGAATTTGTCGTGAATCCCATTGAGGTAGTCTACCTCATCTGTTGGGATTTTTAAAGACGCCATCTCACGGATAACCATTGTCATTTCCTCGTGGGTCACCATCCCACCGTATAAATCAGGACGGATCGGCAATGGCGCTGCCGCCATGGGTTTAACCCCAAGCAGGGCGCCACTGTAGGTCTTGGCCAGAGCGTTCAGGTACGACGAGGACTCCACCGGCATGCGGATGGTGGAACCTACCGCCGGAACCTCATCCTTGATGCCCAAACGGATAAACGTCCCGTGCAAGCACTTGCGGCAAATGCCACCCGTACTGGTACATGCACACGTGTCACGAACGCGAATCGTGAAAATGTTCTTCTTGTAACGTTCCACGACGTACGCTTCATCGATGATCTCGTCGGTATCCAAGGCGAGCAAGCCCACCATGGAATAGTCGTCGGCCGAGACGTTACGGCCAATCAACGTGTGACAATCATCCTCGACAATCTTCACGCTCGGCATCAGGATGCGGGTCGTGAAGGATTTCACGTTCGGCAGCAGGTCTGGCATGGCCCGCTGACGGAACAGGTTCTCGATCAACATCGAGTTGGCGTAGGAACGAACACCTAAATTACTCATCGATTACTCCCACTGGCAGTGTTGCCGTTTGATCTGAATTCTTCACGATACCGACGTTAACCGGAACAGGCTTGATCGTGGCGCCACGTTGTGGTCCAGGATCTGCTCGCGACCCCGCAGACAGCAAACTCGCCGCTGCCGCTGCCCCGAGTGCTCCACCCCCGACCAGAGCATTGCTCGGGCTGTCCCCGTTGCCACCGCCGTGTGAGCTGAGCAGGAAGGAACCGTCCGCTCCGTTCGGTGACATGAAGCCGTTATCCAGGAAGCGACCTACACGGGATGCCAGGCTTTCCGGGAAGTTGGCAATGGTGCCGATCGTGTCTTTAACCTTGTCGATAGCGCCGTAGAACGCTCCGACGGTACCGGTGATCTGGCCCATCATCTGGTCGAGGCCACGCTCGACCGTCGTCAAGTATGACACAGCCTCGTCCGCGTAGCTATTCACCTTGTTGATGATGGCATTCGGCACCGACAGAATGTCGTTCAGAATGTTGTTCCACGTCGTCAGGATCGCGGCAATGTCTTCCGGACCGATACCCAAGAGATCTGACATCGATGGAATCGAGTTGATCGCCTGTGTGTACACGCCGAAGATGTTGAAGCCACCAGATCCCGTGCCACCACGTCCCAGCATGCTGTTGGCATTGGTCGAGCGTCCCAGATCGTCGATCTCTGCGGTTAAGTCCGCAATCTTGGTGTAGATGTCAGACGCGGTGATCGTCGCCGTCGGCCGCGTGCCCAGGAAGTTCTCGTCCTGGTAGTCGGAAACCTCACCGGAATCATCCTGGAAGTACACGTCGGTTGACCGGAAGATCGTCTCTTTGACCAGGAAGCCCATGGTGAACCCGATGTCGGTGTCACGAGCGGCGTTCTGCTGGAACGAGATGTTGGTGATCGACCCGAAGAACGTGGCGTTGGGCAAGGCCAGTTCGACTATCGCGTAGTTCTGGGCAGCCTTGGTTCCACGCAAGTGGTTCGTGTACAGCTGGGCGAAGCGGGCAAACTGGTCGTTATCCAGATCGTCCGTCAACACGCCCGACACACGGATCGCCAGCGGGTTCTGACCGTAAAAGTAGACTGCCTCATGGCCGCCGAACGTATGGAACACCTGATATTTCTCAGACATGTCATACGATAAGTCGGTCATGATGAAGTCTTTGTAACCACCGTTGCCTTCGTCCTGGTTCATCATGCGTTTGAACGCAATCGCTTCGAAGTAAGGCATGCCGGCTGTCAATGCATTGATCGTCGAGGCGTCAGGCTTCTCGCTCAATACCAGACGGAGCGTGGCAGCTTCACCACGCGTCGGGTTATCTTCGCTGGTGGCGTTGTAGCGAGGACGAACGGTAAAGAGGCGTTCGCCTTCTTGGTTGATACGGGCAATTCCGTATTTGTTATCCGCCATTTGAGTCCTCTACGATTCTCGTGATACGCAGTGCGTGTCCACCGGACAGCAAGTCCAGTTGGGCAAAAACCCCGCCGAGCTGCAGCGGGAGATAGGTTTGGGTTCCACCAGAGTTTTGGAACCGGACGCCCTCCATGGCGCCGATTACCTGCTGACGGAACAACTCAGTTGCATTCATGTTGACGATTTGGATGTTCATCGTGGTCCTCCGAAGTTATTGTTCACACCCGGGCTTGGTCCACCTTTAAGACCCGGGAGGATCCTGTTTAGATTTTCGATCGCTGCCGTCAATCTTGGATCATTTCCTCCGGCTTTTGCTGCTTTACTGAGTTCCGAGGCGGCCTTGGTCAGGGCATCTGCCGAACCGGACAGGCCTTCTGTCGCTTTACCGATTCCGTCTGCGACGTCACCGAAGGATTTCAGGGCATCCTCCCCACCGAACTTGTCGCTCAGACTCTGTGATTCCGTCACGTTCTGATTGATGTTGTCACGAGCAGCAGCAGAGATCTCGCCAGACCGCTTGATCATTTCCGCACGGGATTGAGCAGAGAGTGAACCCAGCGATGAATCGGTACGTGAGTCCAGGGCGTCAACGTCAACACCGGTGTAACTCGCTCCGACCAGAGCCCCTTTGACACCCTTACGGTAACTCGAGACGTCCATACGTTCCGTGGCCGCGTTGATGGCGTTGCTCGCACCGGCTCTCAGGGCGTCCCCGTCTTTTCCGTAGAGAATACCGGCTTTGTCCGTGTCACCACGGCCGAGAGCCAGGATTCCTTGGTCGATAGCACTGAGTTTGTCCCCGCCGAGGCCAGACATCTTCTGCATCGCCAGGTATTCTTCCACACGAGAGCGATCTTCCGCCGACATCTTCGATTTATCCTGCTTGTACTGCGACAGGAGCTTACCGAAGTCCGCTGAGTAGTACGACGTCTTACCGTCACCGCCGGCGTCGAACAGATCGCCGAGGTCCGCCTTACCGGTGCGGGCTTGAGAACGGATTGCTGCGTTGAACACGCGGGCACCGTCGCCTTTACCGAAACGACCTTTGGCGAACTTCTCAAAGCCGTCGCCGAACGGCGTGTACTTGTCCATGAACCCAGCCGTCTTGTACGCATCTGACTTCACGTACTCGCTGTTCACCGCGGCACGACCCTTGCCTTCGAGCCCGTCGACGTACGCCGTCAGGAAGTCATCACTGACTTTCGGGTTCAGATCTGCTGCCGTCTGCTTGGTCGTTTTGGCCACGCCGTACTGCAGACCCTGGTTGGCAAAGTCCATGTACTCCGCCTTCGAGTATCCACCCGGGGCACCGACGTCACCTTTCTTCAGACGGTAGTACTTGTCGAGCAACGCACGGTTATCCGCACCCTTCTTACCGAAGTTTGCTTTCAACTGGGTCACGACTTTACCGAGTTCCGAAGTTGGGTCTGCAGCGGAGTCTGCTGCAATTGCCTTCATGACGCCGTCATACTGGGTCATGCGGTGGCCGGTGTCGGTGGCCGCGTAGTAATCCGTCGTTTGGTACGTCTGTACGCCGTTTTCCATACCGTAACGGGCAACCGGACGATCTTGGTCACGGGTACGGCCCTGGATACCGGCTGCGAAGGAGTCCCACGAGTCCGCCATCCCAGCACGCATCTTGGTGAACGCTCCGCCGATTGCCGAACCACCTGCTAAACCATCACGGTTCAGATCACGCCCGACTTGGTACATGCGGCCGATCAACGGCACACCAGACAGGGTGTCATAACCTTGCTGAGACGTGTACTGTTGCATCTGCTTGTCTGCTGACCCACGAGTGGCCTGCTCCATGCGACGCTGGTAGTCAGGTTCCTTGCTCATCTTGTACTGCTCGATAACCGCACGGCCTTCTTCCGCAGAGAGTTCTCCACGAGCGATAGCCATACCTACAGCAGACATGATGTTGACCTTACCGGACCCGTCCTTCATCTGAGCCGCTGGCGTGTACTTTGACTTGTCGTACAGGTAATTCAGCACGGTGCTGCCCATCGAGTGTTTGCCCAGGTACTGCGATGCGTTAACCCCGAAGTTCAGCTGATCTTCTGAGAACGACTGCAGTGGGTTGCTCGCACGGCGGCCACCGAAGGCTTGCGACACGTTCAGCATGTTGCCGGTACCGAGTTCAGCACCGGAGTTGATCGCGGCTTTGAAGTACGGGTTATTCATGATACGTCCGCCGCCTTCCATGACCAGCTGAGTCGCCCCTTCGACCCCGCCCATAGCCGCTACGTCCGCTTGATGCAGAGAGCCCGACTTGTAGGCGTTTGCGAAGCCGGCAAAGATGCTGGACGCTTGGCGCTGACCCATGATTGGCAGGATGCCCAGACGTTGAGCGATCATCTGGCCCTGGTTACCCACGGTGTTCATGATCTGCTCGGCCGACGCACCGGAAACACCGCTCGCGATACCCATTTCGGACATCACACGGTTCATACCACCGGTGGTTGACACGCCGGCAGCCTTCAAGCGGCCCATGTACTGGATCGCTTCCTTCACGGAGTTCGTGTTGGCCACCGCCATGATCATCTTGACGGCGTCTGCCATGCCTTCGACCTTCTTCTTCATCTGGTCGACGTTCATGTTGCCAACTTCATTGAAGAGGCCGGCTTGCATCCCGTAGTCTGCCATCGCAGCGTAATCGCCCGGCTTGAACCCTTTGTCCTGGATGTTTGAAGACATGAAGGCACGGCTCAGGGAGTTGGCATGCGTGGCAGAGATCCCGAAGGTCCCCATGTTAGGCGTAGCCTGCCCACCGACGAACGTGTTGGCCGTGTTGGCCAGCATCGCGTCTTCACCCCGGCGGATCCCGACGTACGGATCTGACAGGTAGTAGTTTGACGCTTTAGCCAGGGCCGCTCCGCCGAGGATTGGAGCCGCTAAGGCACCGACCGCTCCACCGAGCACGGCACCGGCTGTCCCGCCGACTGCTGCAGCACCCCCGAGAGCGCCCCCCAGACCCACTGCACGGCCCGCAAGGCCGATACCCCTACCGAAGGTACTCCCTGCGAAACGACCGAAGCCAGACCCCATAGCGCCGCCCAGAGACTGTCTCGCAGCCACTGACGACCACGCGTTCGCCGCCGCACCCATGCCTTGACCTTGGTAGATCGCACGGGCATACGCTGAGGAACGGTTATACAGGCCAGCGGTCGGCGAATTCGCACCGACTTTCTGCCCGAAGAACTTGTTGGCCGCATACCACGCACCCAGCGGGACACCGATCTTGGTGACGCCGTTCATGAATCCGTCGGAGTTCATTGAGTTCAGGGCCCAGTTGTTAGCACGTTCATCCTCTGACGGGTCAGAAGCAAAGGTGCCAGCAGGCTGGAAGAGGTATTGGGTCCGCAGGGCATCCGCGTAGGAGCGGTTCTGCGAGTACGGGTTATAGGGATCAGTGTCCGACGCGTACGCCGGACGGAAGTTGGACATGTAAGCCGGCGTGGTGTACGCCGGGTTGATACCGAAGCCGTAATACGTGGACATCGGTGCTTGTGAGAACATATTATCAGCCATTCAATTCCTCCAGACCTGACACTTTGAGATACTTGTTTTGACCATCAGTAACCAACTTGGCTTCTGGAGCCAGATGCTTAACGTGCTGGTTGTAATACTTAAGCATATCCGCATGACGGTGTTGCTTAGTTTGCGGTGTATCAAACAAGCTCTTAGCGAAATCTTGAAGAATCTGCTTGGCGGCCTGACTGTTACCGAGGGAGCCTGCGACCCCAGCCATAAGCTTCCTGGATTCCTGAACGATTTCGTTCATAGCGTGCTGCCTGAAGATGACATCCCTCGGAGAACCCAGGACGTCCGGATGAATCCCCTTGAGATAGAGGTCCATCCGGAGCTTCGCCCATGACTGTTTTAGAAATTTTCCTTACCGAATTCCATCGCCTGCATCACGGTCTGGTCAAACTTCGACATCAGATCGGTCAGGATTACCACCAGCTGAGACGGCAGGCCGGCCACGTGGGCGTAGCGGTCCTTGGTGCTCATTTCACGCAGGTTAACCCCGTTCAGATCGACCAGGGCGTACGCCAGGGTCAGCAGTGAGCTCTGGTTCTGGTAAGAAATCATGGTGTTGAAGGTACGGCCATCCAGACGCTGAGAAATCTCGTTGTCTTCACCAGCGGTACGCGAACGGAAGGTCGCTTTGTACTTGCGGCCAAACGGCACAACTTCGCTGTAGCTGCCTTCGAACATGATCGTGTCGACGATCGACAGCAGGTGGGCTTTACGCTCTTCAGTCAGTTCCGGCTTAGCAGGTTCTTCTGACGGATCCGCAGGGGTTTCCGGTTTTGGTTCAGCCGGGGTCGGTTCCGCAGTCTCCGGGAACATCTCGTCCGGAGTCGCCATTTCGCTTTGTTTGAAGTCACTGTCCGCAAACAGTGGGTTTACATCGTCAATCATTGAATCTTGCTTCTTCTTGGCCATGTCATTTTCCTCTTGGCTATTTTAGGTTACTCAGTATACGAGAAATCACCGCTCAGGTATTGGTAGGCAACGTTGCCGAATACCACAGAGTGCATCCAATCATCCGGCTCATCCGGGTGGTGACGGTACACGCGGCGACCCACGTTAGTCTCTTCTTCGAACACGTTCAACGCATCCGTCCACATACCTTCGGTCACTTCCCAGCACGGCGCTACGAAAGAACGCTGGCCGAGACGCCATTTCATCATCACGTTGTCGATCGCCTGTGAGCGGTCGGCTGCGAGGTATTGACCTTCACCATCCCAACGCAGACGCTTCTTGGCCGCCACGTAGTTGATCATGATGACTTTGTTGTGGCCCAATTCTTTCTGCATCAACTGTCCCTGCAGAACACCGACGCCGCGGTCAGAACCGACGATCGCACAGTTCCACTTCAGGGCAAGCTTACAAACTTCCTCTACCTGGTTCAGAATGTGAATACCCTGCATCTTGCGGGATTCAAGCAGGTAGCATTTACCGTACCCATCATACCCCAGAACGGAGGCAACAGTATAGGACTTAACGCCACCGGTAACAGACCAGTCGACGCCCAGAACAGTACGGGTGATCGTCGGGGCAATCGCGGCCCAGACTTTGTTCGAGAAGTCGGTCGGGGACGCCCAGCCTTTCCACTCGGGAACACAGCAGTTCATCGCTTCCTGCATCGACAGGGAACGACCGGAGAGGTCCGTCGCCAGACCAAACACTTCGTTGGCCAACGTGGCCGGCGTATAGAGACCGCCTTCTTGGGCCTGAGTCACTTTGTCGACCAGACGAGCCCATTTCTTCGGACGGCAGTTATCGCCCACGATGAGCTGCGGAAGGTGGAAGCCCACACGGTTCTTGATGCTCGGGTTCGTGGCAATCCACTGGCCGGTACCGACGTCGATCAACCCGCCGCACTTGTCACAGGATGGGCCCTGAGGTTTACAGATCGCAATGCACGTCTCGTAATCCCGCGGGATGACCCAGTGGTTACAGTGGGTGCACTTGGTGGCCCACTCCAGACGGTTGGTACGGAGCCACAGCTGCTCCAAGGTGTTCGCCGAAGACTTGGACGTGCCGGCCAGGACCTTCAGGGCGTATTCCGAGGCGTTCAGGATTTCGAAGATTGGGGGCAGTGCGTCATACGAGACGTCCTGGACTTCGTCGACGGTCAGCAGG